TCGCAGCAATTCAAGAACAACAGACCCTCATCGCGCAGCTTCAGGCTGACGTTGCAGCGTTGAAACCTGTTTAATTAAGGACAAACCATGCTTGCCATGCTCAAAAGAATCCTCGGCATTACTGATAACAGTCAGGATGCGACTTTGTCGGCACTGCTGGTCGAGGCACAGGGTTATGTCGAGGACTTTCTTGGTCGAAGTCTTGATTTTGATTTCTATCAGGACATCACAGAGCCAAATGGTTCGACCTCGATCTGGTTGAGAAATTTTCCCATCAGCACTGTTGCGTCGATTGAGACACTCAGCGGCGTGAAGGTCAATGATTTTAAGGTGATCAAATCTACCGGCCTAGTTCGCACAACCTCAGGGATTTACGAGGATGTACTGATTGAATACGAAGGTGGATTCGAGACTCTGCCTCCCTGGGCGATGAAGGCAATTGTGGATACTGCTGCAAGCCTCTATGACAGTCTCGCAGCACCTGGCAGTGGCAACACTGAAGAGCCTGGCGCATGCGAGATTCCGTTTGTAAGTTCAGACGGCGCGCATGACACGATCCCGCTTGTTTGCGACAACTCAGACGGCACGCCGATGTATATCCCACCGGTCTGCGACACACCTGTTGCTGCACCTGCATCTGGTGGACGTTATGGGCGCGTAGTGAAGTCTGAAGAGATTGTCGGTGTCGCGAAGGTGACCTACGAAACATCTGGCCAGTCGGCCAACGAATACACCGATGGCTCCGTGGGTGTGTTGAGTGCATCGACTGTCGATATGCTTGAGAGGCACAAGAATCGCTATGCTTAATCCAGATCAAGTTCGCGACATGTATGCGCGCATGCTGGACAGCTACGGCAGCGACATCAGCATCCAGACGCTCGACAACACAGCGACTCCGCCGGCTTATCGCCAGGTGTGTGTCGCCAAGGGTAAGGTCATGGCCTATTCACAGGCCGAGCTTTTATCAGGTGTTATTCCTGAGAACTCGCACAAGGTGATCTTGCTCAATCGTGATCTGAAGGGTTACGAAGTGCGGCTCAAGAGTGACCGCATGATCATCAATGGCAAACCTTATGTGCCACAGGCCGCCGATGGTATCAGTCGCGGATCCTCAAACGAAACATACGCAACAGAATTCAGGGTGATCGGATGAGCAGCGGATTCACTAGATCGACGCTTGAGCGTTTCCTTCACGAAAACTGGCACGACACAGATGTTTTTGTCGTGGATGACGCTGACGATATTTCCACAATCCCAGCCAATACAGACAGACCATGGGTCGGCATTGAGTATCTCACATCCACTGAAGAGGTGGATTGTCTGCCGGCCAATATGTGGCGTGAGCGCGGGACCATTTTGTTGCACATCGTAATCCCGAACGGCTGGGTGTCATCGACGGCCATCACGCTCGGCGACAAACTCCAGAGATTGCTGCGCGGCCAGCGGCTCGACGAGCTCGTCATTCAATCAGTTTCACCTGTCATCAGTACCGATCCACCGGCTATCCCGAGAACATCGGCGTGGCAGGGGTTTTGCCTTATCTCTCAATATCAATCAATTCGGAGTTAAAAAATGTCCTCATCTAATCTTGTACGCATCACAGCAATTGAAGAGGCCACCTACGGCCAGACTCCAGCTGCTGGTGATTTTGTCACAGCACGTTTTGTCAGCGAGTCGCTGTCAGGCACTCCATCCACAACAGCAAGCACAGAGATCCGCTCTGACCGCACCGCTGGTGGCCAGGTCCAGGTCGGTCTGGAAGTTGGTGGCGACATCAACGGCGAACTGAGTGGTGATCCAGTCCAGACGCAATTCATTCGCGCCGCAATGATGCAGCCCACAGCAGTACCAGCCCTGGTGGTAACCAGTTCGATAGATGTAAATGCGATTGACCGTCGCCTGACATTCGCAGAAGCAAACCAGTTCGTCGCTGGCGACATGATCATGCTCTCGGGTTTTACTGAAGAGAAAAACAACGGCCAGGCGTATGTTGTCTCGGTTGATTCTGTTGGCGCCTCGATCAAGATCGCCAAAGAGACAATCGCAACCGAGACAGGCTCGGCCACCATCACCCGTCCTGAGAAGCTCTCAATCGGCACCACGCCGATCTCACACACTGTCGAGAAGAAATACCTCGACTTGACTGAGAAGTCGATCACCTACACAGGCATGCTGGTGTCCGAGATGATGCTGGAAATGGCCCATGGCAACATCGCCAAGTCCAAGTTCATGTTCATGGGCAATGGCTACACCATGCCGGTCCCTGCCACAACAGACGGTCGCACAATCGCTGACGCAAGCACCGACCAGCCTTATAACGCATCAAGCGACATTGGCCTGGTGATCGTTGACGGCCAAGTCGCTGACTTCTGCATCCAGTCACTTTCGATCACACTGAACAACGGTCTGTCGCCCCAGGTCTGTATGGGCTCGCTTGCGCCTCGCGAGTACTCGCTGGGTGCAGCCACCATCACGGTCAGCGGCTCGACTTACCTGGCCGATGAGAACTGGAGCCTGATGCTCAAGAAAATCAGCCAGGAGCCTGTCTCGATTGGATTCACTGTCAGCAATCAAGACGGCGGGATGACTGTGCTGTTGCATGGCGTACAGCTCACATTCCCTGATGGTGCTGCCGAGGGTCTTGACCAGCAGGTGAGCCTGGCCTTCTCAGGTTCGGCCACAGCGACCGAGACTGGCTACTTCGATATCTACACCTGGTAACCACTTCGGGCGGCGTTTGAGGTGTGTCCCTCACACTCCTTAGGCCTCTCTCGTCGCCCACCTTATTTCTTAAAGGATTTAAATGTCTCTCGAAAAATACAGACTCCCTCTTTGCCTGACTGAAGGCGTGTCGTTCACGCTGGACGATGCTCCTGAAGTGACGATCACGGTCAAGATGCCGATCGCAGCTAATCGCGATTTCATGTTCGCCTGGGCCAAGTTGTTGCCAGTCGGTGCCGATGGAAATATCGCGGCCACGCCGTTCGACATGACGGACGCACAGCGTCGTGCATTCTTTCCTGGTCAGGTCATCAGTGTGAAGGGTGTCGATGCTGCGAATTTCTGGGACGAGTATCCGCTGGCCAAAGAGGAGATCTGGACCAAGGTTCAGAACGCTTTGCCAGGCTACGAGACGAAGTTGGAAGCAGAAGCAAAAAACTGATCAAGGGTTTGACCTGGTCTTTGCAATGGGCAGGGCGTGAGGCGTTTTACGAGACTCTCGCCCGACGAGGCAAGATCAAACCTGAGGATGTGAGGCCAGAGTTTTGCGACGGTGACCATGTGCTGCTCAATTTGTTTTTTGAGCTCAGTACAGCCAGGCAGATCGGGATGGGAATTGGTCCGATACCGATCGGCACTTTCTGGGAGGCGCAGAAGCGTCACCAGTTACCAGATGCGGCGGTGTTGTTGTTGCAGCGATGTGATGTTGAATTTATGAGGGTGACAAGTGCAAGTCGAGCTTCAACTTAAAGTCGGGAATCGATACGTCAAGGGGTCTGCGGTCCCTAAGGAGTTTCTCGACTTCGGCGCGCGTGGGATCCGAGCCTTTGCTTACGCCAAGGGCATGGAGGTTGTCAACGACCAACTCCGCAAGGGTAACGAGCTCGCCGGGTTCTTTGTTGACGGCCGCCGAGGCATTTCACCTGAGATGATGAGAAAGAACTATCGCTGGGAATTCAGCCAGGGCGGCAGCAACATGGTGGCCGCCATCGAAGAGGCCCTCACTCAGCTCGCTGATTTGTCCAACTCATACGGTGCCAGATCAACTGGCAGGATTGCAAGCTCTTGGGCGGTCTACATCAATGGTGCCAAATCATCTCCTGAGGCGGCAGGCAAGGCCAAGCAAGGTGACGACATAAGGATCACAAGCGATGAGGCATACGCAAGGCATTTGGAGGCCGGCAATTGGACGGGCGCGCAGAGTTTGGTTCGACGTCTCAAGCGTGCGAAACGAGTCTCAGAGGGCAAGCAAGCTCGAGCTCGTGTCAGCATCACTAAGCGCGTCGCAAACTCACTGTCAAGAAAATACAAGTCGCTGGTCATCAGCGATGTCTGGTACGAGCAGAATCCATTCGGTTACAGCTTTGGGAAAGACCAACGCTGGCCGGCAATCAAATTCCTGGTGAGGCGCAAATTAAATGGCTAGTGAATCCGAACTTCTAATGCGGGTGACGGTCGAGGCAAGCCAGGCCGTTCGACAGCTTGAACAAGCAAACTCCGCAATCAAGAACGTGCAGAGCAGCGCCCAGGCATCGACCGGCGGGTTCAAGAACATGCAGCGCGGTATTCAGAACACAAGCTATCAGCTC